GCTACCGGCCTTCTTAAGAAGATCGATAAATTCAGGACTAGGCTTCGAGTTAAAAGACATTTATATTCTCCTATTCTTTATTATTTATGGAAGGTTGATAGCGACTTTGTAGAAGCCATCTTTACCAGAGGAAAGGAATTTACCAACCGCTGCTGAACTACCAACCTGTGCGCCAACAGTACCGTTAATGTTAAGATATGCGGTAGAACCAGCCGCTGGAGTACCAGTGACCTGATCAGTAACAACCGTACCTTTCCTAAGAATAGTACACTTGCCACCCTGCTGAACTTCATCTTTATGCCAGTTGATGTGCTGACGGGTCTGGTCGATGTTAACAACATCATTCAGGATAATGCCCAATGGTTTAGTTCCATCTCCACTAGCGGTTGTTGCTAAAGCGGCGGAGTTATCCATTGCAGCGCCAGAAGCGCCAGTATCCATACTAAGAAGCTGCCCTTTTTCAGCGGTCACATTAATAAAGAAACTAATATCAGTTTCGAGAACGTTTCTATCACCTTTAAGTGCCATTATGTTTTCTCCTACTTGAGGTTTTTAGTGGTGTTTAGAACAGAAGTTCTGAAAAACTCAGTAGCAGAAGCAAAAGCACTCTGCACTGGGTCGGGAGCATCAATCAAAGCTGCTTCAGTTTCTTCAACTTCAGCTTCTTCGACTTCTTCTTCAGCTACAACTTCTTCGACAACTGGCTCTGGAGCCGCTGCTGGTGCAGGTGCTGGAGCTGGTTTGCTATCGTTTGATTGCATACTGACATGTGCTTGACTCTTTACGAGATCAAGCATAGCTGCAAAAGCTTCGTCATCTACAGTATCAAACTTAGAGAGAGTATCTTCGACTTTATCGTCTGCGATACCAGCATCTTTAGCTTGTGCTGTACGAACCATTTTGCGGATAGTAGCCTTAGCTTCATCTAGCTGAGTTGAAGTCTCATCTAGTTTAGCTTTAGCACCTTCGAATTCAGAAGTAAGCGCCGCAGCACTTTCTTCCAGTTCTGTGATTTTAGCATCTCGTTCAGCGATTGTTGAATTCAAACCATCAACAGCCGCTTCGTGATCAGCTTTAATCGTCTCTAGTTCGTCATTGACAGAAGCAACCGCTGCTTCCACTTCAATTTCAGAACTCTCGACTTTCTGATCATCAGCCATGTTAAACTCCTGTACATTTATAGAGTTAGTAAAAGTTTCATCGAATGGATCTTCTTCTGGTTGAAGGATGACACTTCTTGGATTAGCTGGTTGATTGACCAATCCCTTACCAGAAAAAGCGATATTGCGTAGCAACCTTCCTACCTTATATCCTTCATATTCTCCTTTCCCGCCATAAACACGAAGATGTTTGGTCAGGAATGCTGATTCATCATTTCTTGCTACAACCTTAGTGTCACCATTAGGTGAAACTACGGAGTAATCAAAATCTGAGAACAAACATTCCATCGAAACAGCCCATTTTCCTTCTTCTATCTCAGAAACTATCTGAGACATCCTTTCTCTTAATTCTGGATCACTCCAGGATTTATATAGAACGGCGGAAGTAATAATATCAAACTTTTCGGGTGGTTCTTCAGTTTCAATTTTAGTGCCGTTTTCATCAACAACAGTGCTACCAGTAATATGCCCTATGATATCGCTCTCATCGTGCATATAGTTAAATTGCTTGTCCACAGGAGTATCCCTGGCAGCCCAAGCTTCTTCAGCAGCAAAAACATCGTCGTTTTTATTCCACCCAGTAGAAACCAAAACAGTATTGATGTAATACAGATCGATTTGGTCGGGGTTAGAATGCCCGTAACCAGCAAGTGTTTTCTGTATTTCTTCTTCAGAGGGATGAGCTAAATCAGAATCAATTAAAATGTGAGCATCTAGTGACACACTGGCACTAGCCTCCATTGTTTCTGATAGACCATCTAAGATTTCTTGCTTATGAATTTTCATATTTATCACCTCACCTTTTTTATACACCATTTTCTTATACAAGTGGACTTTTTACATATGAGTACGACAAACAGTAAATTTGACGCATCTCATCTACTGATGGTGTTTTAGAGTTTTTGTCCACAAAATCCTTGACAAACTGCTGGACTTGTATTAGAATATCTGTATCAACCTTTGCCTTTGTTTTTAGTACATCAAATATTATATCCTGGTTTATGTCAGTAAATGGTTTTAGGTTAGAAAGCACAACAAACTTAGATAGTTCGAGTTCTTCCGCTTCTTGTTTTGTTAACTTTCTAACATTAGATTTACCATAATGGTCTAATAAAGCAGGTTGCAGTAATTCAGTTATTTCCTTCTGTGCGGAAGTTGCCCAAATTAACAGATTGGCCGCACCCGCACCCGGACCTGTCAAAGGTTTGACAACCTTTTGTTTACGAGGCTGTGTATCCTTTGCGTTCTTAGGTCTGCCACCATCAGGTCTTTCAGAAGTGTTGGGCTTTTTATCCTGAATATTAGGTTGTTCAACTACTGGTTCCGGCTCTTGTGGTTTAGGTTGCAAATCTGTAACCTGGTCAATTGTGATCTGATCCTTATTAAGGGCGACTTTCTTATAATCATCAGATATATGAGAGTTATGATAAGGTCCAGCTTTTGGCGGCGTTTTATCAGACTTTCTATTTCTTCGTTCTGATTTAATTCGCGCATCTTCAATATCATCGATTTCGCCAAATCGTTCACGAATCGTTTCTGTGGAGATAAGATCTCTATCTGCTAATTGAACCAATAGGCTTTTTTCAGCAGATTCATCAGAAAGTACCATGTGCTCAAAATGCATTTTCGCAGGTTTAGCAAAACCCATAGCTTTTTGAACTTTTCTCAATTCGGCATTCCAGAATTTTTCCAGAAGATTTCTGCCGTACTCTAATCTTTCTACGAGAGTTTTTAGTGACACGAAGTTATTGGTGTATCCGCCACCATTTCCCGCAAGACCTGTTAAAGTAGGTGGAATTCCCAATCCGGCATAAACACTATTTAATACCGGTTGGTACTTTTCACTACCCAAGAATTTAAATACTTGGGTATTACTTTCTTTAAAGTCAAGTTCTGGACCCCAAACTAAGTCCATAGTACCGCCACCAACATTACTTGCCAAAATATTGCGCAGTTTATCAATAGCTGCTTTTGTTGGTAGAACCTTATTATCAAAATCGCCCAACTTCCATAAGCGGATATTAGAGATGGCACCATCAAGTGCAGACATATCCGCTAGTTTCATTTTTTCCAACATGGTGATATCATCTAGGATTGAGTTAATCATGGGATGCGCCCATAATTGCCAGTCATCCTTCTTATAGTGATAAACCATTAGATCGTCAGAATTTAGATCAATATGGGTATCGCCGTTGTTAAAAGCCTTTTGAATTTCACTACTTAGCTCATTAATTGGAATTTCTTTTGCTTCATAAGATTTTTTAATATGTGATGATAACTTCATACGGTATTTTTTACTGCCCACAAAAAGTGCGGACCTACCACCAACAACATCAATGTTTAATGGGTTGAGAAAATCATAAACAAAGGGAATGCGCCGTCGTGAGATATTCTCTTTGGTGATAATTACATCATCTTCACCACGAGTCATTTTCTTTTGTGTGGATTTATTTAATTTGGCATATCGTCTTTTAATAACAACATTACCACATCTAAATAAAGTGTTGAGAAATCTTTCTGATCTCTCGGACCCACACACCTCTTCCCACCAGCGACGATAAAACTTTTGTGCATTTTTATCCGTGTGGACAAGGCTGATACCTTGTGAACCAAAATCGCCCATCAAATCGATAACATTTTTGATGATGCCGACTTTTTCATAGGCGTTCATACACCTTTCAATAATTTCTTTTTCAAGTGTCGGCGGTTCTTCACCAGACCTAAATCTGTAGTAGTCTCCTTTACGATAGGATGTCCTAACTGAGATCCCATCCTCAACATCAAGATAAGATCTTCTATAACTAGAGCTTGCATTCATAACCCCGTCATAGCTATCAACATTTGCACTCGCTTGTTCTAGCGCGTCTTTGTCGTTCAAATCAATATAGAGCTTTTTTTCTTCAGACATAATGATGACCTTAATTTGATTGTAGTGTGATCCCATTCATATTATAGTACACCAAAATCAATAAAGATTGTTTAATTGGGAAGTTATCCAAGCTGGACCAATAAAATCTGCTTGTGGTTTCTTTTTGCCTTGTGACACTTCGGCAAACCCACCAACAATCTCATAATCGTCCTGAATTCTTCTTGCTCTAGTCTGTCTAGCTGCCATGTTTGCCATTAATAGTGAGGAATAACGGTCTTTCCTTATACGTTCTTTTCGTCCAGTGCCTATCTTAACTTCTGGAGTATCCCAATGTTCTCTACCGTTTGAAGTCTGTCTAATTTCTATCATGCACAATTCATTCTTTAGTTCTTCAATTTCCATGACACAATCCTCTAAAGTGTCGTAAGTTCTATTCGCCATCTTATCCTGCTCAATCGACAGTCCAATTGTAATAGGATCAAATCTTGGTAGTAGAAGTACTTTATCTTCAAAATCTTTTCGTAGACCATGATTAGCTTCCGCTAACCAGTCATACTTAGCGAACTGACACAATTCTAGAATATGTAGTCCGGACTCATCATCTGTGTCTTTTTGTTTTTTCTCATCAATAACCGGCCAGATAGATAATTCACCCTTCTGTAGATTTTTAGGGTCGTGAAGGGCTTCAGCAACCGCTATACCGCCTCCTTGAGCATCTAAGGCAATATGTATCGTCGGGAAAGCGCCCATCAGGTCGCGTATCTTACGAGCACAGAAGGAATAGAAATCTGCTTCCCTAGTAAGACCCTTTTTTACACGGTCTTTATGTTGCTGCCTGTTAGTAGTCCAACAATGCACAACTCGCCTATGATCATCATGTACTTCTATAACTGTAATAGAAAAATTATCAACTTCTGATGCAGGGTCCACACCAATGATATATTGGCCTGCGGGATTTCCTTTTAAAAGTGGATCAAAATAGACTTGACCTCCAGAAGCGATGTTGATAGGCTTAGTGTCATTACCGACGCAGGATTCGATTAGACTTCTTTTGAAGAACCCTGACGAATCTGTACAGAAACACGCTCCAAACTCCATTAGGTAGATACCGTTATGAACCGTGGCTTTTGACCTCGCCACCTGAGCGTCATCCATAAATCCTTTAGGAATTAGGTCAACCGGCACTCTCATTATTGAGTAGTCTTTCCAATTAAAAGAATCTGGTATTTCTTCTTCACCAAATATATCTTTTAATTTGTGCGGATCGCCCTTGCTTTTAATAATGGACTTCCATCTTTTCCAATATGTCGCAAAATGGTTAAAATCGTAATATGCTGTTCCTGCTAATACAATCTGGTTACCTATCTCTTCTTCCTGAATATGTTCTGTCAAAACAGAAGGATCAATTCCTAACTGTTTTGCTTTTCGTTTCGCTGCTTCTATTTTTACGCTTTCGGCAGGCGAGGCTGAAACGGCGGCGAAACCTGCGATGACGTTTTCAAAAATTTCTCTAGACATAGACGCAAATTCATCGCTGATGATATCATTTGCTCTCTGACCTCGAATTTTGCTACCATCGCCAATTGGTAGTGCTACAATTTGACTACCATTTATTAACATGCGGCACATATCCACATCTCTTCGTGGGCCGCTATTACTATCGCATAAATCTCTGAAAATACCAGAACTTTTCCATATGTTTTCCATGTAGTCATGTAGGTATTTAGATTGACGAAAAGCAGCACCAACAACTACAATTTTGCGTCCAGGCATTAATAGTGCGCGAAGAACACAATACAAGCTCATTAAAAAGGTTTTCCCCATACCTCGACTACCGATAAGCATGGGGAATTTTCGTTGCCATAGTTCTTGTAGAATTAATCCTTGAAAAGGTAGTAGATCTATTTTAAATATGTGTTTACATAAGAACGCAAAGTAATCTGGCTGGGTTAATAACCAAGTTAATTTTTTATAGAATTCTTGAGGATCTTCAGTGTCTAGTATGTCTAGTGGCGCAATTAAATCACTTTTGTGAACATCAATATCCAACCAGGCATCATTTAATTCCTCGATTATTTCTTTTCTTAATCTCTCTGACATTTAGATATTCTGTTCTAGTTAAAACTTTATCTGCGAAACCAAAATCCACGGCTTCTTGCGCGGACATATACCAATCGACACTAGATTCTAGTTTTCTTTTGATATAAGCTTTAGTTTTTGCCCTACTGTATGATCTATCTTTAAAAAACTTACCTTTGATACATCTATCTGTATAAATATCAATCATCTGGTTTTTTACTTTTACATAGTATTTTGTGCCAGACTCAACAGAGACCTGATGACCGCTGAGAGTTAGGTCGCCAAAATGCACCATGATATCACAATTTGGCATTAAGTATCTTTTGCTGGCGGCTTGAAGTATAATGGTTCCCATGCTACATAAGCATCCATGACCAATCATGTAAACTGGTAAAGAAGAGTATGATATATTGTCGAATATAGACATACCATCCGCCCATTCACCGCCTATT